TTGTTTCAATATAAAGATATTTAAGGTCTAAAATTTCTGGTATAATCCCAGCAACAGCGTATTTTTTAAGATCTCTTTTTATATTTTGCTTAATTGAATTGGGAACAAAATCTCCATTTCTTGGTTTAATGCTAATAAAAACTTTACCGTATTGTGGAGGAACCAAATCCTCTCCACCAAAAACAGTGATTGACTCTGCCTCAGGATAAATTTTACTTGGAATTAAATTTTCATAATCTGATGAGGTTAAAGCTCTATTTTGAGAAGAATATTGAAAAGGAGAAAATCTTTTAATTGATTCTACATTTTCTATTTGATCACCACCACTTGAAGATCTAAGCGAAGTAATAAGAGAAATTCCAGATGTTACTGTGTATTCAATAGAATTTCTTGTATACTTCAAATTACCGCTAAAAACAAGACTGCTCACACCATTAGCAGAATCTCCAGAGGTAACAACATAAGATACTTGTATGACATTCCCATTTACTAATTTTTTACCAAATACTCCATCTCCAAAAATTAATTCATATTTTTCGTCCTCAATCTCTTGAACAAAATAAACAATTGATGTTCCATCAATAGTGGACCCTCCAGATGACGTGAACAAATCATTTTGTTTAACATAATTTACTAGTGTGGTGGATGTAGCAGAGTCTTTTACAGATACTTTTAAGGTATCTAAATCAATGCCAATATTATCTAAAATAAATCTTTGCTGTAGATTTTGATCAGACTTTGTAAATGTTTGATTTACTAAAGTTCCCTCATATACAAGTAACTCATCAAAACTCGCAATATTATCAATAACAGAAACTGTTGTATCTTCGATAACGTTAAAAACAAAAGACTCACCACCAAATTGAGATCCAGAGGAAACAGTTGGCCCTTTTTTTAATGTTATTGTCGATGGTGTTGGCGAAATATCTGTTGTATCTACAAAAAAATCAATCGTGGATCTTGATGATTTTTTTGATCTTGGCAAATATCCAATATTTTTAGCGAGTGCAACCACATTTTCTCGTAAAGTTGCACTATCAAGAAAAACTTCATTTGCCACCATATTAGCATTATATGATGTGATGTATGTATTATATGCTAATACATCTAGAATAGTTGATAAATTAGATCCATCAAAATCATAGTCCGTAAAATTAGCATCAGACTTCAAATAATCTCTAAGTGTTTGTTTAATCTGATCAAAATCTAGACCAGTAAAGTTTTGAAGGGACATTTATCGTGATGGCAGCAAGACAAATTCTAATTGTTGAGCAGGAACATCAATACCGACAATGGTATAAATGATTGTTACAAGAAATTCATTATTATCATAATTTGGTATTACGTTCACTTGGTCCAATATGACTCTTGGTTCAAAGTTACGAATTGAATTTTCAATTTCATCTTGAATTGAGAGTGCTGTAAGATCGTCTAAGGTCTCAAATAACAATCTAGATACATTTGAACCAAAATCTGGATTAAAAAATTTTTCTCCAGGAACTGTGAACACAATATTGCGAATAGAGCGAGAGATCGCAGTTTGATTTTTAAGTGAAATCAAGTCATTGTTCAGGGGATTTACCTGAAATGACATGCTAACGTCTTTAAAAGATTGGCTAACTCGCTCTAAGGGCATTCTAAATTAAAAAATTTATGAATTATATTTTATTTATTAGCAGTTTTTAACTAAAATTCACTTAATGGTATGGGTTCGGTTCCATATTCCCAATCATCATAATCTTCATCATTACGAATTTTGGCATGTAACTCTTTTTGAAGTGAAAAATCATGTTTTTTAGGAGTTTGATTGTCATTCGCAATCTCTCTCAGCATTTTTTTCCCAGTGTTCTCCATTTTTTGCTCCTGATTCGTTAAAATCAGAACTTTTTACGGGGTTGCTATCCCGTTCTTGTGCTGTTTTCCAAAAATATTCATCTTCATTACCCATTGCAAGTCTTTCATAACTATTTTCAACCTGATAATATCGTGTTGAAACCTTAAAATCGGGTGTTTTTGGTTCTTTTGGAGTTAAACTGTTATCATAGATACGAATTCGATTGTTCGGATACAGTGCAAATTGTCCATTTTGCAGTTCGATGAGATTATGTGACTTATGTTCTGCTGGATTTTCACTTGTTGCATAGTCAATTACATCTGGATCTTGATGATAATTGTCTAAAGTGCAGACATACGTGCCTTTTTGAGGTCCAAAGTCGCGTGTATAACATTCATAATCCATGGATCCAATAAATTGTTTCTGTACTGCAACAACTCCATAATCCATACAGTTCCAGAACTGGAGATTTGGCAAATCTAAGTCAGGTTCTGGAGTTTCTGGACGAGCTAAAAAAGCACTAATTGGCAATTTATCATACATTGCGGCATATTCTGGTAGATAGGTTTCGAAATAAAAAGCGCGTCCAGGTATTGACTTAGCCGATACCCAAACGCCTTTTACAAATTCACCCCAACCACTTTGGTGATCGGTTAGATACTCTTTACGAACCCAGACTTCTTGTGAAGGTAGATTAGCGATTAAACATGCCATGTGTTAAGTTTTATTTTAACTATTTACCCTGTCCGCGATACTTTTTTTTATGCCCATTCCGAGAGGTTGCTGAGAGAAGAGTTCGAGGAGAGCGACCTTGGCGAGTTTTCTTCGGCGCTCCAGGTTCAAAAACAACCTTATTACTTCCGCCTTTAGCCATTTAGAGTACCTCCATCAAATAATACGAGTTTTCTCATGCCCCACACGAATGCGAGGGTCACACCAGATTTCAAATCCTGCATCTTTTGCATCTAAACAAAATGAGACATCTTCACCACACATGTCTTGGACGCTACCTGATTCAAAGACCTGCATCTTTGGAGCAAACCAAGGATACTCAAGATTTTCAAAAACACCTTTTTTAATCAATACCCAACCAAAACCAGTGTAATCAACAGTAAATGGTTTTTTACGTTTTGACATCGTTTCAACAGTTTCATGATTCATCACTCCACCATTCTTACGGAAATCATCCTCCTCTAACCAGTGTGCGACAGAAGTTGTGTGACCATCCTCAGTTGCATACCAACCAGCAGTAATTTCTCTCTCTGTGCCATCTTCACTTAATGCAAGATCGCAGAGTTGCCAAAACTTTGAAGTATCAAATACAATGTCATTATCAATCCAAAGTTGATAATCATATCCTAATTTACCATCCCAAGGTATTTGTTTAGGTCCCCTGAGAACATTTGCTCCCAGACATTTACACCTTGCAAAATTAACCATCGATGAATAATCTTGAGAAATCTGGATACTCATTCCATTTTGAACCATATCAAAACAGAGTTGTACAAAGTTTTTCAGAAAGATATAAGAACAACCTCTACCAGGAAGACAGAATACAATTCCCTTTCCCCTCATTCTTTCTTTAATCGCATCAATATCCCAAGTTGGTTCTTGTTCTTTTTTTGGTGCGACTGTTTTTACTGTAAATCCTTTAGCCATAAGATTGAATTACCTTCAAAATCAATTTTATCGTTCTATTTAGAATTTGTCAATATGAAGAATTTTGCTGCAAATCTTTTCTTACGAATACCTCTTCATATGACAAATCTTCTGGTTCATAATCTGTTTTCATTAATCCAACAAGATGATGAAATGTATTCCATGTAGCACGAAAGTCTTCCTCTTTAATTGAGTGCATTAGACATTTATCTTTTGCATAGATATGATAAACTTTTTCCATGGAATTTTTTGGCGCGGAATTTTTTTGATCCCAAGGTATATAGACCTCGAATATCTCTCCGGAAATTTTTTATGAGTTTGATATTTAGTTCGCGTTTTGTCACCTCTGTAGGTTAGGGTAGTGATCGATTTTTAAAACGCCCACAACGCCGCCGCCCGCCATCAACAACCGCCCGCAAATCACTGCGAAACGACTATATCTACGAGTATAACATAAACGCCCCCCAGTGTCAACATCGCTAACGCTCTGTCTAACGACCAGGGGACGCACAGTTGTTAATAATCAGAACTCGATAGTGCTCTCCTCAGTATCACTCACAGCATCAGCAGCGAGAGCATCAAGAATCGACAGAAGTTCATCGCCAGTGTTACCTTGAGCGAGAAGAGAAAGTGCAATCGACTTGGACATTTTGTGTGTTTTGTGTTAGAATGTGTGTGTTGTGTGAGTGT